GAAGATAATTGTTATATGCCTCATCACCCCAAATTTTTCCATCTTCGACATATAAATTACTTGCAATTACATCACCACTTGCACTTATATCTCCAGAAGCTGTTATATTTCCGTTTGGTAGTGTGACATTAAAAGTAGTATTATCTCCTTTAGTAAAAGTAATAGTATTATTAGTAGCACTAGCTGTGCTAATTAAAGAACCAGTAGATGTTCCAGCAGTACTCACAGCTGATCCATTTACTAATATAGAACCACTAACTTTAAGCGAACCGGTTAAGGCTGCATCAGTTGATAAGTCCTTACTAAGCTGTTTCCATTTAATTAGCGCCATTATGCATCTACTTTACCAGTTAACATATATTCATCTGTAGAATCTATATCGTAATTTAGACTACTACTAAAAGTAACTAATATATTTACTCCGCTTCCTGTTACACTATGTACTGCGTCGTTTTCGATAGCTACTCCATTTATAAATATGGTGAAATCTCCTGTACTTTGTGTAGGAAATCCATCAGGGACAGTAGCTAGTGAAGACGATACCCAGGTTAGTGAGGCAGAAACAGAAGCTGATCCTGTTACTACGTTTACTGTCTTAACTGTGCTTGTAATTGCATTATTTAAAACTGTATAAGCTTTTTGTTCACTATTCATTGCTTCTTCTATTGTTTGTTGTATAAATTTTCCTCCATCGACAGCTAGATCAAAAAATCTAAGGCCTCTAGAACTTACTCTTGTTGTGGAATATCTAGGCATATTATATATTATTTATATCTTTAACTGTTTCTACTCCAAAAACGACTGATGACTTACTAAAGTATTTACTAACACCTTGAGGTAAGGTATTAAAGCTATCAGGTACTATATGTCCTAATAAGTTTATTTGAAAATCAGTCTTTACTGTTCTATCACTACCTTGTGCTATTTCAGTACTTGTAGAATAATTATTAATCATTGCTCTAAATTTAAACTTTTCAGGGTCTCCCCAGTAAGAGTCAGAAGCATAATTAATAGATTCTACTATTTTATTCATTTGCTCTATATATTCTGTAAAAATAACACAAGAGTAAACCAAGTTTACATAATCTGGTACTACTACTCCTTGGTATTCCTTTACTATATTTCTATTATTAAGTAAAGAGAACCTATCATATCTATTTTTACTAGAATATTTCTTTTCAAAAACTCCGAAATTATTAGGATTATTAGCATCCATCTTATTTCCTAAGCTTCTATTTTTTTCTATACTATCTCTTTTTACTATAATTAGAGGTAGTTGTATTTTTCCATGCCTGTCTCTTATAAAGCCGTTCTTTTGAACTGCTGCCCATCTTTCAGGAGACCCATATAATACAGGTACGTTCTTTTTTTTACTATTTTGCATAACAGAAGGTTTTATTACTTCTTTGAAATAGTAAAATATAGCTTCATCAATATCTCTTAACCCAACAGAGAACTTTTTGACATCATCATTCTTAACAGAACGTTGAAGTTCTCTCTTTTTCAAGTTATTCGAAGGAGCTACTGAGCCACTATAGTTTTCTACACCATAAGGTTTAATAGTCTTTCTTGATAACTCCTCTTGGGAAGGTGGATTAATATTTATATCGGCCATACTTTAGTTTATTAATTATAAATAAGCAGTTCCTTCAAAATCTATACCTGTAGCTTCTCTTTTTGTCATATGAGTATCACAGATAATAGAAATAGATGAACCAAACTTATTTCCGTATGATGTTAAATTGTAACTCTTATCTCTTCCTAGCATTAATTGATTTTCTCTTACAGTATCTACTATATAGTAATCTTCTTGCCAATTAATTATATCTCCTACCTCAGGAACTACACTTATATCAGCTAAATCTGGTCTTAAAAAGGCAAATGAAGCTTCTCTTTGTAAGTCTGGTAGTGTAAAGTCATCAATACTCACTACTTGATCTCCTCTTGTTATTAAACAATTAAGTTTAGCTGGTACAAAATAGGTTTTTGTAAGTGCTTCTCCATATATATTAGCATCAGTCTCTTCTAAATTAAGTTTATAGAATAATATCTCTTGTTCTACAATATCTTTAAGTAGTTCCCTATTTACCTTTACTAATAATTCAAAATCTCTATTACTTCCAAATAACATTACTTCTCTTCTATAGTATTATCTGCTATTTCCATAGCACTTATAAATTCATACTTACTTAATGCATTAGTTTTAAAAGCTTCAAATGCTTCAGCTGATTCTTTCTGTGATATTAGCTTTACTTTTAATGTTTCTCTATTATCTCCATCACCTGAGGCTGTAGTTACTGTTGTTACACCCGGTAAAGCTCTTAATAGTTCAGCTAAGTCATTAGTATTTTCGCTACCATCATATATAACCTGTACCATACCTTCGTATGTTCTAAATTCTATTTGTTCTCTTAATATATCTAATAGCTTCATTATCCTATGTATATCCCCATTGGTACTCCTTTTAGAGCATCTCCTAAGTACTGTGTCTGTTGTGCTTGTAATTCTAACTGATTATTTAAAGAAGCTTGACTTAATAATTCTCTTAATTCAGTTATATATGATTCTTTTTCACTTCTAACATCAGATAGTAAGTCTGCTTGGTTTAAAGTAGCTTCTGATCCAGGTACTGGTACTGTTTGATACTTACCTCTTACATAAGCAAGCATCTCTTTACATATAGTAGCAGTATATTTAAAGATCCACTGTCTACCTGTGGAGTTGATTTCACCATATATAGGATTTTCTGTAGGTACGTTAGATAAGTTAGTGATAGTACCGCTATTTGTAGTAGAACTACCGCCTCCACTTACTTTACTACCTGCATTAGCTGATGCTGTTACATGTAATCCATCATCAACATATTTTTTTTCTTCTCTTTTATAGTATTCGAAGTATAAACTACCTGTGTCTTTAGGAATAGGAAATAATTTAAGTTGATTATTAACTATTTCAAAGGAATAAGCAGATTTTCTTACTTGATCATTTAATTCTATAGCCTGTATCTTAGCTAAATCATAAGAAATAGGCATTAACATAAAATTAATACCAGGACTAAATGATCCAAAGTCGAAAGCATCCATTAATGATTGAATACCGGTACCTGTACCCGCATATGGGTCAAAAAACCTCTGTATAGCTGGTGGTGCTTCATAAAATACCTTTCTTATCTCTATTCCACCTACTATTCCTTGGTCAGATGCCCAAGCATTTAAGTTATAGTTCTGTTGATCTTTATTTACAGCTATAGATCCTGTGTATTTTGTAGTAAAACCTCCAACTCCGGCTTCCATACCGTATTGATGAGAAGTTCTTATAGTATTTTCTAAAGAAGGTTTAATTAAAAGCGTATTTATTGCTTCAGCACTTGATTGACCTTGCAAATTAGTAAACTGTTGTGCAGCTAACGCTTGATATACTTCATTACCGTAAGAAGTAACTGCTTCTTCGAATGCGGCAAAGAATGAACCAGAGCTTAACTCCACGTCCATCATAGGAAATCCTAGTTTCTTAGCACAGTACTCAGCTACCTTAGGTGCATCCTTTTGAAACTCTAAATCATCATCGTAGAAACCAAAGGGAGTTGATTCTCCTGCTACAAAGTTTGCGTTTCCATCGTATATTGCTATATTAGCCATAGTTTATTATTTAGATACTAAAAAGTACTCAACTGTTGATGTTGTATCAACTGGGGTAGCTTTAATTTTAGTAATATTGTCGAATGAGGTTACATTTTGAAAACTACCAGTAAATGAAGTAGTATTAATCATAAAGCTTCCTGAACCAGCTACTGCTATATTAAAGTTTTCAGTAGAAGAAGATACTTGTAATATTACTGAACCTGTAGAGTGGTTAGTAAATCTAAAATACATTAAACTACTGCTAACAAATTGACCTGCTCCAGCAGTACCAGAGAAGTCTACTACATCAGAAAATGAACCTGATGTTATATCTAATACTCTTTCAGAGGCATTACTAGCAGATGGTAAAGCTACGTTAAAGCTTGTACCTCTTTCCTTTCCGTTCAATTTAACTCTCTCTTGGATAAAGTAATTTAAATTAGCCATCTTATATTTTTTATTATAAATAGTTAAAAAAAAAGAGGCCCGAAGGCCTCTCTTTAGTTATTCTTAACCTTTCTTTTTGAGAATATGGTATAAGACGAAGGCACCTACTAATCCAAGTAATCCTTCATTGCTCAATCCACCCAATATACCCATGATATTACCTACCACAGACACATTTGGCCAGAATGGGATGACTGCGCCCTTAAAGAGCACTTCTAGTACAACTCCCAGTGCAATTATACTTACACCGATTTCAGTTAATTGATTGGCCCAAGAGCCGATCTTCTTTAAAAAATCCATATTTAATTGGGTTTTTAGTTAGACATAGATAACTGTCCGACTTCTATAATAGAAAGGAATTCCATGTTTATAAATAGGCAAAAAAAAAGAGGCCCGTTAGGACCTCTCTTTATCAAAAAATTCTAAAAGTTATATCTTATAAATCGTTAAGATCTGAGATAAATACTTTTCCGTAGAATTCTGGTCTGATCATCTTCTTAGCATATCGAGTCATTAAACCTTTTCTAGGAGTGAAGGTTTCAGGATCGTATACAAGAGGAGTCATCATCAATGGTACATATGGAGCATATACTGCGCCAGTTTCAAGGAATTGTGAACCTCTATATCCCATTAATAGGATGTTTTCAGTCATATAAGGATTCTTATATACTCTGAATCTGTTAGCAAGGTTTCCAACTCTTTGTACACCAAAGTTGAAGTCCTGTTGATCACCATCAGTATTAGCAGCATATCCTGGAATTGATTCTAGAATAGTTGCAACATTTGGAGAACAAACGATGAAGTTCGCACCACCTCTAAGAGTTTTTTGGTGAATCTTGTTAGATACTTTTTGGACCTTAGTTCCTAATGTTTGGAACCATTCTCCTTGAGTATTGTAATAGATAGGACTTAAGTCAGCCCAAGCCGTACCATTCCATACTCTGTTTGATTTAACAGACCATCTCTCAGTAGTTACTGCGTCTTGAATAAGCATGTCAAGGATCTCTAGATCAATTTCCATTGAAATATATTCACTCAATAAAGAAGTTAACTCAGCCTCAGCGTCAATGCTGTGGTATGCGTTAAGATCTTGAGCGAACTCAGGAGTCCATTGTGCTTTTAATTTTCTAGTTTTAGCAACAATTGCCTCACTAGCTAATTTTACATCTACGTTAGGGATTGTGATTGAAGTATCGACTGCAGCAGTTGAACTTGCTTCAAAATCTCCTCTCGAGTTGTCAGCTGGTTGCTTGTAGTACATTACAGATCCTGTGATACCACCGTCTCCTGCAGCTGTTACATTTGATGCTGTAATAACAAATGTTACGTTGTTGCCAGATACAGTAGTTAATTCAGGGTGTGAAGTAACGTCTGTTGAACCAGAAAAGAATCTAAATGCTCTTACACCTTTTAAGTCAGCACTTAAACCAGATAATGATTTAGTAACTGTCTTGAATTGGTCAAGAACTAGATCGTCGTTGTAAGCGATAGATGCTGAAGTAGCGGATCCTGTGTCAGCTTGAAAAGCGACAGA